GTGCAGTGCATTCACTACACGGGGCCCAGCAATTTGGATTAATTGTTTTCATAGAGATAGTTATCCTCAGCTAAAATATCAATATCCTGTCTGTAGTAAAACGCCTTGAAATAAAAGAAGTTGATAGAGACATATAACTTGTGTAATTCAAGAGTATAGGCCCCATATATACTTATCTGCCATGTGTATACACAGTCTATAGTAAAATCGGTCGACAGCATAAAACCTTAATTCAGGAGTATAGGTATCGAGACCCTCAACAAAATAAAAAAAGTAATTAAGCCTGTTACATCTAATCGTTCTCATTGAAGTAATTGCCCCCTATTCAAAAAGCCATATATAATAAAATATCACATATTCTCCCAGCCTATAATAAAACCAGGCGAGTCTCCCAGGACTATAAGTAAAATACAATTTGCTTAATAATCCGTGTAGGTCAACAGGCGGATCAGTAATAGGTATAGGTATATTCAACTTCAACGGATTACGTGGAGCCCAATTGTTAGAATTAATCATCTTCATAGAAATTGTCCTCATCTAAAGTGTTATAATAAAACACGCTTACCAGTCCATAATAAAACTCGTCAATATTTAATTTAGGTAGATAGATTGGGAGACCTGCGCCATCGCAATAATAAATCCTAAGATAAATCTTAACAGGCATAGGTAGATTTAATTTATGACGTGGGGCCCAATTGTTACTATCAACTATCTTCATAGAAATTGTCTTCAGCTAACAGTGTCAGTCTATAATAAAACAACATGATAGAAACATAAAACTTGTCTAATTCAGGTGGTAGATAGATCCTGAGACCCACGCTCACACTTTCATAGTAGTAATCATAGAAGTTATAGTAGAAACTATCCCCGTTTGCTAAAACCGGCGGGTCAGCAGCAGGTATATTTAACTCATTACGTGAAGGCCAATCGTTAATAATCTTCATTGAAATAATCGCCCTCACCTAGAAAGTCATATAACAAAAAATACTACCCCACGACAGACTATAGTAAAATATAGCAAGTTCTCTAGAATTATAAGGATAGAAGCTATAATATAAATTATTGATATTTACTACTGGCGGAGCAGTGATAAGTACAGGTATACCCCATTCATCATACAGAGCCCAGCATAAATCAATTGTTTTCATCGAAATAATCATCCTCACCTAAAATATCAATATACCAGTCTATGTTAAAGAGCGCTGATAAAAACGCAGGTTATAATAAAACAAGTCGATAGAAAAATATAACTTGTCTAATTCAAGAGTATAGGCCCCAATTATACTTTCATAGAACCATGTATAATATAAATTATCGCCGTTTGCTAGAATCGCCGGGTCAGTAATAGATCCAGATATAGACATATGTGGACCCCAATTACTACTAAGCCAACCATTACAATTAATCTTCTTCATAGAGATAATCATTCTCATCTGGCGATAGTTTACGATAAAACCAAGCAAGCCCTTCATTATTATAAGTATGAAACTTATAGTATAAACTATAACCACTTGTTATCAGAGGATCAGTAATAGGTACAAGTTCACCCCAATATGGAGCCCATCTAGTATTACGAGGAGCCCAACCGTTACAATTGATAATCTTCATCGAAATAACCGTCCTCATCTAGAATCTTATATACATTTCCTGCCAGTTTATAATAAAACTTAGCGGGCCCCCCAGCATTATAAACGTAGAAGCTATAGTATAAACTATCACCGTTTGCTAAAATTGGTAGGTTAGTAATAGGTATAGGCGCAGCCCATTCATGATACGGTGCCCATTCATGATTATGGGGCGCCCAATAATTTGTATTAATCTCTTTCATCAAATGCCTTCTTTTTTACTGGACGTAAAAACGACTTTTTCTTATAAGCAACCACCTTTAAATACACCTCTAGCAAAGCTTCAATGAGAGACTCTTGCCGAGAGACAAAACAACGTAAAGTCTCGTAAGGATCAGGATTCACACTAACTGTCACAGTATAACTATTAGGTAATCGTTGAATAACCCAACCATAGCCAAAGCTATCCAGACGCATTTGGAAAAAATAGATCAACTTAGCAAGCGACCCCCGATCTAACAAAAAGGGATTAGGACTAGAGGTAGAGATAGAAATCCAATCACCCCAAGATAGTTCGATAAAAAAGGTATTCCGAAAAGTACCCAACCCATACCTACAAATCTGAGGCTCAGACTTGACCCAATCATGCAAAAATTCAGTAAGCATTTATACCCTCCGTATAGGCAACAATATGTTGTACCACATACTGTTATTTCAAGACAACTGAAATAACAGTATAACTAATTATTCTTATCATCAATAAGAATAGACTAACAAGAATACTCGTTAAGATACTTTATATCTAACTAATTAATTAAAATTGTTGAATAATAACGCCCCCCTCAAATTTAATTACTGTTGTTCTGTCTTCTAGATAAGTAATAGCAGATGACTCTATATCATCCTCATCCTCATCATCTTCTGGTATAAAGTCGTAATGTTCAGCCGCTTCTAGAGCGCTAGAGTATTCTGAATACTCGCACCGGATAGCGACTCTATTAAACGCGATAGATTCACCAAGGCTATTCTCTAAATCTTCTAGATACTCAACTAAAGCCTCAGCGCCCGACCATGACCAATCAGCATTATCATCCTCTTTGAGTAGCTTGATTGCTTCATCGGTGCTTATATTTTGGTGCATTTTATCTTTCCCTTAGATTAACAATTAGGTTTAAATGTTTATAACTCAGATTCTTTGGTTAGTGCCATGCAATGGACTGGGGCTACAGACAATAGAACCCCCCTACACTTTGGCAGAGGGGCCACTAATAATTGATGAAAGGTTCTACCTCACAATAGTTCATCCATTGTTATCAAATAGGTTTCTATAGGCCTCGTATACGGCATCAGGCGCTTCCTCGTCACTGTATTGTTGAGCCGACTTGAATGTAGATAAGATGCTAAGCAAGTTAGGGTGGTAGTTAGGGATAATACAATAACCACCCTTAATCCATTTAACACACGCGAGACGGCGGGTGCCATGAAACCAGCAGAAGATCTCGTCGCCAAGAGCCGTACGAGATTGATATGGTTCGCGGAAGTCAGATATACGCCCCCGCAAGTATTTAAGTAAATCGAACATTATGATTTAGTACCTAACTGATTATAGAATTTAAGGATAGAGGGCTCTATATAGCAACTATCACAGAAGGCGGATCGTGTACCTATCAGGCGGAGGCCGCTATAGTGACGTACACGACTAAGAATAGTATAGAGGCCCCCGCTGAGCCAACGTAAATTACTGAGACGAGCCTGTACGTTATTAAGCGTGAGCCCCTGACTACGATGAACAGTGAGGGCATAGCCTAGTCTAACAGGTAAGTAGTGGCAGCGGCCCAGTAGCTTGTTAGTGCCGAGCTCTTTATTATCTCGTGTCACGTACTCAATGATAGTCTCCTGACCGGTACGTTCTACTGTCACCAGTATAGTATTAGTCATGAGCTCCTTGACTATAGCGATATCGCCATTAGCGTAGCAAGGAAGTTTATTACGAAGTAGAATAACGCGCGCGCCTTTCCTTAGCTCTACTGATTTAGGTATTTGGCCCCACTCAGGAGCGGCCCTACCCTCCTTCGGTATAACGTAGTTCTTAGTGTAGAGACGACTAGGCCCTTCTAGTCGCGCTAGGTGCAGGGCGTTATATCTATCTACACTATCATTAGTAGGCAGGATAGTAGTACCCGCGTAGTTATCTTCGAGCTGATTGACAAACTCTACATTATCTATGAACCAATCTACTGCTTCGTGAGGTCGCCCTTCTCTTACGCTAGTCAGCGCCTGTATAAAACCGGGGTCACTCTGGCGCCTGACCTCTCGTAAGTAATGTATATCGAAGTTCTGCAGGCAGTCTGTTTGATAGACTGGCGTGCTAGTGACCTTTTTATCTGGTACTAGTGGTAACTGACAGAAGTCTCCCACGAGTAGGAGATTCATATTTATATTACTCTTCTCCATTACGTGATGGATAATAGTTAGTTGCGGGCCATGTAACATACTGATCTCGTCTATGACTAGAGTATCAAATGCATTAGATATAGCCTGTAGCTGAGTAGTCAACTTTCCACTGGAAGCGGAGCGTAATAGACTAGTAGTGTCGAAGAACTGGAGGGTCGCGTGAATAGTAGTACCGCCCGCATTAATAGCGCTCACGCCAGTACTACTAGTGATGAGGGCTCTATTCAAACTCTGTATGTATGTTGTCTTACCACTCCCTGCTGGACCCAGCAGCATCTGATAGGGGCCGTTGAACGTTATCTGCATCTAATCTCCGTATAGTCCTAATTGTTTTACTCCATCGGTTCATCTCGCATTCGAGATATATAATCAACTCGGCCCGCGCGGACTTTAAATGCTTATGACTATGAGGAGTACTAACATCACACCGCTCAATAACTGATAGGTGTCCCTTCTGTCTTACTAGATAGTTACCATAACCTGCTACACTGGCGGGCCTAATAGCGCGGGCTAGGCGGATACTAGTCTTATAATCTGCGCGGCCCTTCTTCAGGTAATTGAGTAATCTACTCTGCTGCGTCATAAAACTTAGACTAGGCTGCTTATCATGCGCCACGGCTGCGAGATAATCAGTCACACCTATATAAGAATCGGGGCCCTTATATATAACGTAGTACCACGGTCTATTATCTAGTATTGACATAGATTTTAAGCAATCTCTCTAGTGCCTTCTTCAAGTCTGATACTCTGCGGTAGTTATTAACTATGTCTATATAATGAACGCCTGCTCCATTAAGGCGAGCCAGACGGTCCTTAATAGCCTGATAGTTAACATCACTACTCAGTGTCTGCTCAGACGAGCGGCTTATATTGATTACTATACAACATCTATTAATCAATGTAGATAGCATACTCTCTATTACCTCTACCTCCTCCAGGTTGCGTAGGGACAATAGAAGAGTAGGTATACCCTCGCTGATATGGTGCTGTATCTCAGTCCGCATCATACGACTAGAGAAGTAACGATCATTTTCTCTCATGAAGTGATAGAGATTAACCATGAACTGATTCATGGTTATATTCATACCATTGGGCGTATACTCCTTGTATTCTGTTGTATCGAGGGCCCCCTCTGGCAATCCATAGTATTTCTCTGTGAAGCGCTTCCACGAAGCTATAGGATGTATCTCCTCTACCCCCAGTAACTTAGATAAACACTTAGAGGCTTCAGTCTTACCTGAGCCACTCAGACCATGAACAATAATAAAGAACATAAGTAGCCTAATAGGATTGACAATTTTATAAGTCTTTGATAGAATTGAAGTACTAGAGTAGCTTGGTAGCTAAAGGCTGAAACGGAGCCTTCAACCGAAAAGGGACTTAATGCAAAAAATACCTTTATTTTTTGTTTCAAAACTGAAATTTGCGAATCCACCGAACTTGGCAAAGATTGAGTAAGGGAAGGGCGTTTCGTCAGGAGTAGATTTAATTAAGTTTTGCGGGTTCAATTCCCGTCTCTAGTACCTATGATTGGAAAATACATTCCTTCTCGATACCTTGAAAAGGTTTATTGCGTCAATAAATGCACTGCTTAAAAGTGCATCTATATCGTCTGATTTAATTGCGCTGTCATAAAATCCTTTTAGTATTTTTGATACAAAGGATTTTATGATGCTTTGGTTATCAGGCGATTGACGTAGTGCTTGGCTTCTTTTGGTAACTCATCGTAGCTTAAGTCGATTAGTATTCGATAGGTTAGACTTTTATTTCCGTTTAATACTCCTTGATTTGCATTTCTAGGGTTTTTAATTTTTCAAGTTTTCTTTCAGTTTGTTTAATTGCTTTAAGCTTCTTCTCTTCAAAGACTTTTTGAGCTTCTGCTTCTGTTAAAACAAACTCTTTTGACGTAAATCCGTCTAGCACTAACATATTAAATTTACGGGGATTATCCGGAGAGAATACCCCATGGCAGATTTCTCCATTGCACTTTATGATGCCACTTGTCAAAGCAAATTTAGTGATATAAACTGTAATTGTTTCGTTCATTTATTTACTCCTAATAGTTTTTAAGTGAATTACTTTCATCGTCCAGGAAAACGCTAGGATGTACACTAGGAAAAGAAAAAAAGGTTAACCACGGACACTGATAAAGGAAACGCTGATAAAGGAAACGCTGACCACGAAACCACGGAAAACGCCTCCAGTATTTTATTGGTCTTGCTATTAATCGATATTGTTGCCCTAAAAAGATAAAATCCGTGATGTCGTCTTCTGGGCGTCGAAGCATCTTGGTTATTTTGAAAACTGAGAACACAGACATTAATTTACTCCTAAGTGTGACGCTTGGTTACTGTAATCTTTTATTATAGGTCAAGTCTCAAAATTTATCAATACGTTTTATTCTAGTGGGTTAGGGTAGTAAACCTTATAAAAAAATTCTAAGCGCTGACTAATCTAGCTCGTCGAGAGCGAACCAGTTCTGGGATATAAGTGTTCTTGTCATCTTGTCCTTGAAAACCAAGCCTTTCGTACACAGAGCCGCCAATGCCAGGTATCA